TATGTTCGCGTTGTCGCTTCTGATCTGGTCCTTGAACGATAGCATAAGCTCACCTACTTCTTTCTTTGTTTAGTCTTGGGAACTTTGCCTACAAGGTCGTCGCCGTCGCTCTCCGTGGACACAGCCTCGCCGCTTCTTCCGGGCTCTGCTGTTTTAGGCACAGCCTTTGGAGCTTCCTCTTTGGGCTCGCCGTCCGTCCATTTCGCTGTTCCGGCTTCAAGCCATGCGGCTACCATTCCGGGATCGTTCGTCGGCAGAACCTCGTCTACCGCGTACTGATGGGAATGGTAAAGTATAGGATAGCAAGCGACGAGGGTGCTTCCCTCGCCGCCGTTAAGGATTTCTGCCATGAGCGCCTCCTTATCCGATCCTTACAAGAATCTTGTCTGCGCTTGCTGCTGCAGCTGCTGCCGCATAACCTGCGGAAGGATAGTAAGTAGGAGTGCCGCCTCCGTCGTTGCTCGCCTCGGTAATACCGGTTCCATCCCAGTAAACTGCTTCGCCCTGTGCGATAGCGTTAGAGCTGGACTTTGCCATCTCGTAAACGCCTGTTACGTGAACGGATCCAGTCTCGCCGTTAGGAATATCGGTTCCGATAACGCCGATTCTTCCGGTTGCTCCGGTTTTCAGAACAACGATAGTATTCGCGTCGATCTTGCTCCCGGACGCGTTAGGGTAATCGAGGGTTTCGCCTCTCTGCCAATATGTCGCTTTAGCCATCTTATGCTACCTCCTTATCATGATAAAGGGCTGTCAATCTGAACGCCCGGATTCTTAATTGCGCCGCGGAAGTCCATAACGCTGATGCCCCAGTCAAGGTAAATATCCCAAACAAAGCCGAGCTGTCCGGCAACTTCCATTCTGCGAATGGTAGGAATTTCCTGACCGTTGAGATAATCAACCTCAATGAAGTCTGTATCTTCGGAAGCGCCGAGTAAGAACCACGGCATTGTGTTTCCGAAGCCGCCGCAAAGAACGTTGATCGTAGGCTCCTCGATGATCTCGATCTGGTTTGCGTAACGGTACAGAGGGTTAACTGCCTGCGTATTGCCGCTTCCGTTGATGGTAGGGCTATGGAACAGGGTGTAGAAGTCGAAGGCAAGGCCTACGGGAACTACAAGTTTTGCAGGGCGAACGATGATAGCCTCTCCGAACTGATCTTCCTGTGTCTGGAGTGCCATAATCATAGCCTGCATAGCTGCCTGTGTAACGCCTGTTCCGGTTGCAAGCACGTTCTTGTGGTTGCTGTGGAAAAGTGCTACGCCGTCGTAAATAGCAGGGTTGTTTACAAGGATGCTGTAAACCTGCTTATTGATGGTCTTGCGTGCGCTTGCTGCGTACTTTGCAGGGATTCTGGTAACAACGTCGATATCGTCGTTAATGAAAGCCTGACGGGTCAGTGTGAACTGGCGGCCGTAAGTCTTGAGCTTTCTGGTAGGCAGCTTCTCGTCGCTCCATACGTCGTGCTTGAGCTCGCTTCCTTCAGGAACCTCGAGGAACTCGCCTACAGGACCTGCAAGGTAGTTGTTGTCAGCGGTCTTGAAGTCTTTAAGGCTGCCCTTCTTGGTGATACGGTCGAAGGTTACAGCTACGGTCTTATGACCTTCAACGTATGCCTTGTTGATCGCGTTATCAAGAATAGCAGGGAAAGCTGCGGTAGGGTTGAAGAACTGTCTCTGAGCCATTGTGAAAAGATCGTCGCTGGTCTTACGGTTAAGACCTCTTGTTCCGTTTGCTCTCTCCTCGCACTCAATGAAGATGTCACGAAGGGAAAGACCCTGTAACTCTCTTGCGCCGTCTGCAGGATGTGCAAGCTCAATACCTGCTCTCATAAGGAGCGAGTCTGAAACTGCATCTCTGAACTTGTCCTCGCCGTCTTTGGTTACTTCTGCGCTTCCCGTCTGTCTGATGGGTGCGCCGTCCTGCATGAGCTTCTCCATAACTGCCTTTCTGGTAGCATCTACGGAAGTACCGTTGTCGATGTACTCTCTTGCGTTTACGCCAAAATGAGTACAGATCGCCTCGATCTCCCTGATACGGGAACGCTCTGCGCTGCGTTCTGCTTCGCGTACTGCGTTAAGGTCCTCTGCCTGCTCGGGCTGTGCCTGTGCTGCAGCGGTAGCCTGCGCCTGACGCTCTGCTTCCTTCTGATCGAAGTCGTCAATCTTACGCTGTAAGTCGTCGAATTCGGTCTGTTCGTCCGCAGTAAGCTCTCTGCCAGCGGCTTTTGCCGTGTTCAGAAGCTCCTGCTGTCTCTGAATCCACTTTTTTCTCATTGCTCTTTTACCTCCTTGAGTAAATTAGTGTTTATTTGGAGCTGCTTTTCGTTGTAGTAAAAGCCGCTTACTCCCCTGTTCTCCGGCTCGTGGTTTCTTCCGACTCCTACTGTCGGATCCGCCGGAACGCTAACGATCGAAACCTCGTAAGGTGTCCACTTGGTGGCTATGCTGCAGGGTCCGGTAAACCTTCCGTCGCTCGACTTCTTGTTTGCCGCCACGTCCTCCCAAACCTCAACCATATAACCTACGGACACACCCTTTAAGGTGCCGCTCGCTACTTTCTGATAGACAACATCTGATTCCGCGTCCTCGTCAAACTCGATCTCCGCAATACCTCTGCTGCCCTCGATCTTTGCTGAAAGAATCTTACCGATAACCTTATCCCGGTTATGGTTATAAAGAACGCAGCCGATCGTGTTTAATCTGGTAAGGTCTACAGCTCCTTCGTCGTGCGAAAGAATCTCTGTTCCCCACCATCTGTCGTAAGGTTCCTCGGAGCTGAAAGAAAGCGTAAACTTCCTTCCGTTTCCTTCGCCCTCAACCGCCCTTATCGAGCAATCGGTAAGGAAACGCTGTAATGTGCCGCTGCGTTCGGTTTCCCTACTCATCATCTTCTCGTCGTTCATCCGTTTCCTCCTTAATCCCGAAAAGTATGTTTTCCATATTTACGCCCTTTTCTCTGGCGTACTCTATTACCTCTGCGATGTCGTCTACCTGATCGCGCCAGTCGCGTCCGTTCTCGGCGGCTATCTGCTTAAAGGTCTTTTGTCCGGTAGCAAGTGCCGTCTTATTCGCGTTCGATTCCTTCTGGGGATCGATCCACGGTTTAGGCTCCTGCGTCCAGTCGTGGGAAAGATAACGTTCCTTCTCATCCCAGAAGCTGGGAATACTAATAGCGCCGCAAAGAACGGCTGAAATAACGAAGGTTTCATATATCTCATCCAGCACCTCAATAAGAAGCTCCTTCTCCTCTCCGTAAGTAAGGTCGTCCTCGATCATACCCTGTCTTGCGGAGGAATAAGTAGCCTCGCTCATGTCTCGGCTTGTAGCCTCGTAGCTGATGCCCTGTCCGGCTCCGATTAGTCTTTGCTGGAGCTTTGTAAAACTCGTAGCGTCTGCGCCCTGTCCGGCAGGGTTTACAACCTGTATCTCGTCTCCGGCGTTAAGCTCTTTGATCATACCGGGCGAAAGCAGCTTGCCTTCGTATGAAGTCCTGTCTGTCGCTCCGTTCTGCCTTCCGATTCCCTGCGTCGGTATGCTGCGCTTAATGAATACTGAAAGACAGGCTTCTATTCTCTCCTTAACGGACACAGCCATCATGAACTCGTTAACGTCTCTTACTCTCGTTATCGTTGCTGCCATGTCGCTCATCTCTCGGAGCTGCGTCGGTCTCTTTTTGGTGAAGTAGAAAATTACATCCTTCGCCTCAACGTAAACCGGATCCCGTAAAGAATAGCCGTCAATGTCGTACTGCCTGATAAAGTAGCCGACCGGTTTGTTATAGCTGTTGTACTCAATGCCGCCTACGACCTTATTGCCTGCTTTTTTAGGCTCGGTCGCGTATTTGTCGAGCTCGTCAACCTCGATCATCTGCAGCTTGAACGGCACGAAACCGTCCTTTGTGTACCGCTTTACAAATAAGATGCCGCCGTCTACCTTCTTTCGCTCAACCGCCATTCTTATAATCTGGTTTAAGCTCTGCGTTCCGGTAACGTCGCAGTTCTGTTTCTTACACCAGCGCTTCCACGCCTTCTCGATCTGCTTGTTCAGATCCGGCTCCTCGGTCTTTGCCTGAATGGAAAATCCGGATCCTACTACGTTTCTTTTGAAGGCTCCTACAACGGAGTTCATTATGTCTGAATTCCGTTCAAGGTCTCGGGCTCTGGCCTTTACTTCGTCTCTGCTGTACCGGTCCGTTACTTCTGCGCTCTGGTTTCCGACTCTCCAGTTCTGGTTTGGTCTGTCGAAACCTCCAGCATCGTAGTTCCTTAACTCCTCGTATGCTCTGCGGTATGCCTCGCGCCTGTATGCCGCTTCCGGGCTAAAG